CCTGTATAACACAAGCATATGGAACGCACGGTTTATACGCCTTAATCACCCATATAGCTCTATAGCTATCTACTGTCGCGGGGTCCTTCCCCACTTCTTCCCACTTTTCTACACCCTATGAAATACCACGTTGGATGTCTCTCCCTCACTAACTCATTCACACTCAACGTTTTATACGCATTCGTAGGTGTTTGTGGGCATATATGGAGAATAGAAACGGGGTGTAACCCCCGTCTCTTACGCTTCAACTTCTACAGAAGCTTCAACAGCAGCAAACGCTTTGTTAAGGTCAACGTTAGCCCACTTGCGTGTCAGTGTTACGCGCTCACCATCGATGGTTACCACGACATTCTCCAGCTCACCCTTACCGTCAGCCCAGTTAATGAAGTCACCTACCTTCAGGGAGCTAATATACTCCTGCGCAGCTTCAGTAAGTTCTGCATCGTGCAGCTGGTTCTCCACCATTCTTGGTAAGCTACTAATCTGGAAGCGCTTTCCGTCCAGCTTGGTTACACCAGCAAAGCGACCTTCCTTGACAACCTGTGGTTTCTTGTCACTTACAAGCAGACCACCATTCTCGAATTTGCGTATTAAATACATAGATATTGTGACGGGGGGTTTTATCCCGTCAGAGATTAGAGGGGGAGCTGTTAGGTAGGAGTCCCGACAACCTAATCCACGGACTACTTTTTCCAACCAAGGGTGGGGGGATATTAACAGGGTGGGGATAACCGGGGGTTGTTATATGGTTTGGAAAATATATAGTTTTGTGGTATATTATAGTGTACCCACCTGTAGACGCGGGTGATCCTGTTCGATGGTCCAACGATAGTTAGAATGGTAGACGTCGGGTTATGGGAGTAGCGCGCAAGACGTGAAACTGGTTTTCTCCGATAGGTACGAAAACGGTAGTTCTTTTGATAATCTTGTAGGTGGAAACATTACACATAGGGTATGTGTTCCGAGGTCACGGAGATTTTAGTTTCCACGTAGGTGTAGGCGTACTTTTACGCTGACGTACGGTATAAGGTTATTTGAACTATTAAATTATGTGAGTGGTGTAAAAACCACACGGGGATTTCTATATCTAATACACAAGGTGGGGATAACTAATATTGTAAAACTAAATGTAAGAACTAAATTTGTATAGTTTAAACATTTTAAGTATATTATTAGTGTAAACCAACCTATTAGAATATGAAACCCACTATTGTACAAAACGAGGGACAACTTTCTCATTACATTCAGATTGAAAATAAGTATGGGCAGCAGGTGTACGTTCCTGTCATTGATGTCAGGGATGGTATGGCTGAGCGTGCTTTAGCTGAGCAGGTTATAAAAGCTCAGAATCGTAGTAAGTATATGAACTACAATCAGTACCACATTTCCCCTAAACAACCTAAAACTGTATAAGCTTATGTTACACAAGTGTAATGTGCATTGTCATGCGCTCAATCCCACAGACAGTGATATTCTAGGTATAGAAGATAGCGGTAAGTGGTTATCCTTTTCTTTTTTAGTAGACACTGTAGTTGCTATTAAACAAGCCACCGATGATGAGGACGAGGCTACATTTAACTGCACCACTGTATTTACAGCAGGTGGGGAAACCTATACGATCGACACCCCGTTTTACACCTTTCAATCTATTTGGGAGAAGTTTTTAGAAGAAGAAGAAAAACTGGAAGATGATTCATCGTCTTCTATGTCATTATAAACCAAAAACAAAAACCATGTCAGAAACAACACAAGAACAAAAAATCCCAACTACAGAAGAGTTTATTGCTCATATCACTGAGCAGATCTCTATTGCTGAGGTGAGAGCTAAACTACAAGCTCTTAATACACAGATTGCTAAGGATAGAGCAGAAGAGCTGAACGCATTGATGTTCATTGCTCAAGTGACCAATCCTAAAGCATCTGATGAACAAGCAGATGGTGAAGAACTTTCTGAAGATGTATTGCCTAAGAGAAAGCTTAAAAAAGACTAATCTATGGCTATTGTCAACCAAGTAGAAAAACGGGTGAAGCTTTCGCTTAGCCAGGTAGTTGAGTATCAGCTGTTGACACATTGTTTTCTTTCTAGTATTACTCTTAGTGTTGCAGATTTAAAGTGTTTAACTATGCTTGCTTTAGATAAGGAGCAGGAGTTAAACACTTTCTGCAACAAGGTGCATCAGAGTGGGATTTTCAAAAGTGCACAATCGGTGAGGAATGCCATCATAAAAGCAGAAAGAAACAATCTTATTGTAAAAGAAGGGAAGAGTAAAAAGAAGATCTACATCAATCCAGATCTTCGTGTACAGGTGGAAGGGAATGTATTCTTAGACTATAAATTTTTAAGCGTTGCATCCCAACAAACTTCGTAATCTTCTTCCCTCCTTTGCAATGGAGATGGGACGTTCTGTAGAAGAAGTGGAAGCTGTGACAAGTTATTATTACAAATCACTGCGTTCTAAACTGTCTTCTTTAGAAAGTACAATGGTGCACGTTCATAATCTGGGCAATTTCTATGTAAAAGAAAAAGCTCTAGATAAGAGTATGGACATCACTGGTAAGTTTCTATCTAGACTTAGTACAACTGATTTCACTGAATATGGTATGCGTAAGCAAATGAAAATAAACTATGACTTAATGAAAGCTTTAAAAGAAAAGCTGAATGATGAAAGGAGTCGTAGACGTGATATAATCAATAAACGTTTTAACAATGAGTCTGAAGAAAAACGTAATCCAGATTTGGAAAAATAAAGGTCAAATCCTTGAAGGATTGATGAACAACATCTTTAAGAAAGAAGATGTAGAAGAGATTGCTCAACATAGAATGAGCATTTGTAAAGAGTGTACATTATATGATGTAGATGGTAAGGGATGTGCTGTACCGGGTACACAGCCTTGTTGTAATGAAGGTATGGGAGGATGTGGATGTTCTCTATCCTTAAAGACAAGAGCTCTTTCTTCCGAATGTCCGTTGGGATATTGGAAAGCTGTGCTTTCTGAAGAGGAAGAAGACAAGCTAAATGAAAAATTAGGATTATGAGTTTAATATTTAAACCAGAAAAACACGAGTATGTATCATTAAACGGAGAGAATGTAGATTGGACTAGTGTCACCAGTTTTATTTCCAACTTCAAACAACCGTTTGATGCTGATACAATAGCTGCTAAGTCTAGTAAGAACAAGAAGAGTAAGTGGTATGGGATGAGTGCAGAAGATATTAAAGCTGCATGGAAGTCTGAAGCTAAACGTGCTACAGATCTTGGCACATGGTATCATAACTGCAGAGAAGCTGATCTGTGTAATTTACAAACAATAGAGCGTGAAGGAATTACAGTTCCTGTTTTCAAACCTATAGAAGTAGATGGAATAAAACATGCCCCCACTCAAAAGCTTGAGGAAGGTATTTATCCAGAGCACTTGGTCTATCTGAAATCTGTAGGATTATGCGGTCAATCAGATCTTGTAGAGGTGGTAAACGGACATGTAAACATCACAGACTACAAGACAAACAAAGAGATTAAGACAGCAAGCTTTGTAAACTGGGAGGGCATCTCTCAAAAGATGGAAGCCCCCGTAGCCCATCTGGATGATTGTAACTTTAATCACTATGCTTTACAGCTTAGTCTTTATATGTACATCATTCTAAAGCACAATCCAAAACTTAAACCCGGAACACTCACTCTGCACCATATCATTTTTGAAGAAGCAGGTAGAGATAAGTTTGATAATCCGATAACAGCATTAGATACAAACGGAGATCCTATTGTTTTAGATGTTGTTCAATATGATGTACCTTATTTAAAAGCAGAAATAATAGAACTTATAAAATGGAAAACCAACAACCAGTAATATACAACCTTAATGATCTTATAGATTTTTATCTGCAAGGTAAGCTTCCAGAAGGAGAAAAGATTTTTAAATATGAAGCGTCTTTTGGTCTTCATAAATGGATACATCTTGATGAGCTTAGAATACAAGCTAATTTTAAAGCTTATTATTCTACCGATCATAAGTATATAGAAGGATTTAGGGGGATTGTTAATGATCACCACCAACCTAAAAAGAAAGAAGATGATAAGACTGTTTGATATACAAAATGGACAGGTGATTCCTTCAGAGCATTGTTATACATTAGCATTTTTAAAAGATATAATGGATAACTTTCCTGATGATTATAAGAAGATATACACTTATCTTTTTTACATGACGTGTCCTAACCCAGACTTAAATCCTTTCTTTCATTTTCCAGATGAGGAAAAAGAAGAAGTGGTACTTCAAGAAATTGGAGCAGAGTTTTCTACAGATGAAGATATGATAGTGAGGGCGCTTAAAATGTGCGATAGAATGTATCAAACAGAAACATCTAGAGCATATTACGGAATTAAAAAAGCATTAGATAACATTGCTAGATATATGTCCACTACACAGATTACAGACGGTAGAGACGGAAATATTGCGCAGATAGGACGTATAGCAAAAGATTTTGATGCTATTAGACAAAGCTATAAAGGAGTGTATAAAGACCTTATGGAAGAACAACAATCCACTGTACGTGGAGGTCAAAACTTAGCATATGACCAATAAGCTTTTGATTGATACGTTTGTTATAGGAGTATTTTTTCTGTCGATAGCTTTTGTTATAACGTTGGTGTTAGAACTAATATCAAGGTTGAAAAGAAAAAAGAAATAGGTGTGTTAAACTTAAGTGTGTACAAGACAGTTCCTACATGGAACAATGGTGTGTGGGAAACCACAGAGTTTGCATCTAGAGATGATTGGAAAGAATTTGTGCGTTCTGTATTTTTAGAACAAGGTCCTGATGTAGGTTATAAGTTTGATGAAACATCTTTTCTTTTTAACGAACAAGCTAGAAAGTTTCAAAAGGATGGGTACTATTGTATAGCTCCTGTAAGAACTAAAGACTATATAAACTACTGGGATGATCAAAAGAATAAGTGTCGTAATGGAGTGATTTATATAAACAATGGTAAACAGTGGTATCTTAGTAGAGACTATTATATGTGGTTGAACTTTCTTCCCATCTATGATAAGGAAGAATCCAGGTTTGACTTTGCTAAGGTGAGAGATGCACAGTATCACATGGCTCTTTATGAGTGCTTAGCAGAACTAGAATATAAGCATTGTCCAATTCTAAAAAAACGTCAGATAGCGTCTTCTTATTTTCATGCTGGTAAGCTTATAAATATGTACTGGTTTGAACAAGGAGCAATTCTTAAAATGGGTGCTAGTCTTAAAGACTACATTTCAGAAAAGGGTACATGGAGAATGCTTAATGAGTATAAAAACTTTTTGAATGAGCACACTGCATGGTATCGTCCTAACGATCCAGATAAGGTGTTAGCATGGCAGCAGCGTATTAAGGTGAGGTTGAATGGTAGGGATACGTTCAAAGGATTATTCTCAGTGTTGCAAGGAACATCGTTTGAAAAAGATGCAACAGCTGGTGTCGGTGGTCCCGTCACCTACTTCTTTCATGAGGAAGCTGGAATCGCCCCTAAGATGGATGAGACATACGAGTATATGCGTCCTGCTATGCAATCAGGTATGATTACAACGGGTACATTTATTGCTGCAGGATCTGTGGGTGATTTGGATCAATGCGATCCACTAAAGAGTTTTATTCTAAAACCCGAAATATACGACATGCTTTCGGTGACAACATCGTTACTGGATGCTAAAGGTACAATAGGAAAGAGCGGACTGTTTATTCCAGAGCAGTGGAGTATGCCTCCGTATATTGATGAGTATGGAAATTCTAAAGTGCAGGAAGCTTTAGAAGCTATCAAAAAAGAACGTGAAAAGTGGAAGAAAGAGCTGAGTCCAGAACAATATCAACTACGTATATCACAGAAACCCACTAATATTGAAGAAGCATTTGCATTTAGAAAAGAGTCTAAGTTTCCTCAACATCTTGTATCTAAACAAATGCAGCGTGTAGAGGATAAAGAATATCCTTATGAGCTGTTAGATCTTTACAAAAACGAACAGGGTAAGATTATTGCACAAGAGTCTAGAAAGCTTCCCATCTCCGAGTTTCCTATTTCTAAGACAGCAGAAGATAAAGAAGGATGTATTGTTGTTTGGGAAAAACCCGTTTCTAATCCTGGGTTTGGAATGTATTATGCATCTATTGACCCTGTAGGGGAAGGTAAGACAACCACCTCAGATTCATTATGTTCCATTTTCATCTACAAAACTAAGGTGGAGGTGACAAAGGATGACGGATATGGAGACCGTAAAACATATGTAGAACATGATAAGATTGTAGCTAGCTGGTGTGGGAGGTTTGATGACATTAACAAAACACATGAGCGTTTAGAGCTAATGATTGAATGGTATAATGCCTGGACTGTGGTGGAAAATAACATCTCACTATTCATCCAGTATATGATTTCTAGAAAGAAACAGCGCTATTTAGTACCAAAAGACCAGATCTTATTCCTTAAAGATTTAGGATCTAATGCCACTGTATATCAAACATACGGATGGAAAAACACTGGTACACTCTTTAAGCAACACCTCTTATCCTATGGTATTCAGTACCTTACAGAAGAAATAGACGAGGAGATAAATGAAAAAGGAGAGACAACAAAGGTGATGTTTGGGGTGGAACGTATCCCAGATCCTATGCTTTTAAAGGAAATGCAAGCATACCATGAAGGTTTAAACGTGGACCGTTTAGTGGCATTCTGTGCACTTATAGCGTTTGCAAAAGTGCAAGAGTCAAACAGAGGGGTGCATAAGCGTTTAGAAGCTAACTCAGATTTGGAAAAGTCAGAAAAAAGTTATAAATTAAAATTGAACCCTTTTAGACATATGGGAGGTTTAAAATCAAAGAGTTCTGGTATGTCTAAACCCCGTTCACCCTTTAAAAACTTAAAGTGATGTACGTGTTTGAAACCACCATTACAATACCAAGTGTTTACACTTATTCTTCAAATACAGGAGCAGTACAATACTCCGTAAGTAATTCATAATCATGCAGATATTAAATGCGTTAGACCTTAAATCAGGTAAAAAAGCTGAATATAATAAACTGGGTACACTCACCCAGCCTATTCAGTTTCTGCCCATGTCTGCTAAGGATGAGCAGTGGAGAGCTAGTAATATGGACTGGTTAGAGTGGCAGGGTATCAAGCAGGTCCGTCGTAACTCTCGTCGTTTACTAAAGAACTATAAGCTTGCTAAGGGTATTATTGACCGTACAGACTACATTGTAGAAGATGATAATGAGTATTCAGATATTATTGAAACTCTTACAAAAGAAGATCAATCAGCTTTAGAACTAAAGTTCTACCCCATCATTCCAAACGTTATTAATTTGATGGTGGGTGAGTTTGCAAAAAGATCTTCTAAGATTATGTTTAGGGCTGTTGATGACTTCTCTTATAATGAGATGTTAGAGCAAAAGCGTATGATGATTGAGAACGCTTTGCTTGCGGAAGCTCAGCAGAAAATGATGGTGCGTATGATTGAGATGGGAGCAGATCCCAACTCTGAAGAAGCTCAACAAGCACTTAACCCTGAAAATCTTAAATCACTTCCGGAAATCGAAGGGTTCTTTAAAAAGGACTATCGTTCCATGGTTGAGGAATGGGCAATGCATCAAACACATGTTGATGAGGAGCGCTTTAAAATGTTTGAGCTTGAGAACATGGCGTTCCGTGATATGCTCATTACAGACCGTGAGTTCTGGCATTTCCGTATGATGGAAGATGATTATCAAGTGGAGCTTTGGAACCCTGTACTAACATTCTACCACAAGAGCCCTGACGCACGTTACGTGTCTCAGGGTAATTGGGTAGGAAGATTTGACATCCTCACTGTTGCAGATGTTATTGATAAGTATGGGTATTTGATGACGCAACTGCAAATGGAAACCTTAGAAGCTATCTATCCTATTCGTGGGGCAGCTCTTCCTTTGCAGGGTTTACAAAACGATGGATCTTTTTATGATCCTAGTAGATCCCACTCTTGGAACGTAGAAGGACCATCTTTAGCAATGCGTCAGTATCTTTCTACGTATGAAAATATGCCTTTTAATGGGGATATTGTACAGTGGATTTTAGCAGAAGGTGAAGACTTCTTTGATTATGGTCCAAACTTTATGCTTCGTGTTACAAGCATTTATTGGAAGAGTCAGCGTAAAGTGGGGCATCTTACAAAGATTACAGAAGAGGGTGAAATCATTCAAGATATTGTAGATGAGACATTTCAGATTGTAGAAAAACCCATCTACAATACACGTTTAAGTACTAAAAAGACTAAGGAAAACTTAGTGTTTGGTGAACATGTTGACTGGATATGGATTAACGAAGTTTGGGGTGGAGTGAAGATTGGACCTAATCGTCCTACATTCTGGGGTATGAATAATCCTACTGGATTTACCCCCATCTACCTAAATGTTAGGAGACTTCCGTTCCAGTTTAAAGGTGATGCTTCTTTATATGGGTGTAAACTACCTGTAGAAGGGGCTGTGTTCTCTGATCGCAATACGCGATCCGTATCGTTGGTAGATCTTATGAAGCCCTACCAGATCGGATATAATATTGTGAACAATCAGATAGCAGATATACTAGTCGATGAGTTGGGAACCGTAATCCTTCTAGACCAGAATGCTCTACCCCGTCACTCTATGGGAGAAGACTGGGGACGAAATAATCTGGCAAAGGCTTACGTAGCTATGAAGAACTTCCAGATGTTAGCATTAGATACGTCTATCACTAACACTGAGAATGCTCTTAACTTCCAGCACTATCAGGTGCTAAATCTTGAGCAAACACAGCGTTTGCTTTCTAGGATTAACCTTGCAAACTATTTTAAAGTGCAAGCGTTTGAATCCATCGGTATTTCTGCTCAGCGTATGGGTACACCTATAGGACAGGAAACCGCTACTGGAATACAGCAATCTGTAGCTGCGTCTTATGCTCAAACAGAGCAGTATTTTACACAGCACTCAGACTATCTGATGCCACGTGTACATCAGATGCGTACAGATCTTGCTCAATATTATCAGTCTAAACAACCTTCTTTACGTTTGCAGTATCTCACTACAGCTGAAGATAAGGTTAACTTCCAGATTAATGGTACAGAACTTCTTTTACGTGATCTTAATGTGTTTGCTACTACTAGAAGCAACCATCGTCTTGTGCTTGAACAACTCAAGCAACTGGCTCTCACCAATAACACTGCTGGTGCGTCCATCTACGATCTTGGAAACATCATTAAGAGTGATTCTATTGCTGAGCTTTCTCGTGTACTTAAGACTGCTGAAGACAAACAAAACATAATGCGTCAACAACAAGCTCAGCAAGAACAAGCTATGCAAGAGCAGATGTTGCAAGCTCGTCAACAAGAGCAAATGCTTAAGATGCAGTTTGAAGCTGACGAGAATGAAAAAGATAGACAAGCTCGCATTATTGAAACTCAGATTCGTTCTGCAGGATATGGATCTATGGTGGATATTAACAAGAATGAGCAGTCTGACTATCGCGATGCATTAGAGCAAATCCGTAAACAAGAAGAATATCGCGATCGTATGGGACTTGAGCGTGAGAAAGAAGTGAATCGTATGAACATCACTAGAGAAGAGTTTGGTCTTAAACAGCAAGAACTTAATTCTAGAGAGCGTATAGCAGATAAAGAGTTAGAGATAGCCCGTGTTAATAAGAATAAGTACGATGTAAAACAACCTAAGAAATGATATACTCATCACAAATAGAAAATCTTTTATCAAAGATATATGCTAAACTTTGCTGTATTACAAATTCTTCAAGTGATCCGATAGTAGTTTCATTTGGAGAAGACCCTCAACCCGTTACTGTTGAGGGAACTGTCAATGTTGATGGCGACCTATCTTTTACATTTTCTCCTACAGCATCTGATTCTTTTGGAAGACTAAGAACATCATCTCCTTTCACACTGTTTGATTCTAGTCATAGGTTTGATGATAACGACCTTTGGTCTACAGCTACAGCCACTAGTGGTACTGCTACATTTAATACTAACCAGGGACTTGTTGATTTAAATGTCACAGCTGCTTCTGGATCTTCTGTTGTAAGAGAAACGATTAAGGTGTTTGCTTACCAACCAGGTAAGTCGCTTCTTGTCCTGAATACATTTGTGATGGCTTCTGCTAAAACAGGACTTACACAAAGAGTGGGGTATTATGGAGCAAATAATGGTTTTTATTTAGAACAAGCAAATAGTAGTATATCTTTTGTAGAAAGAAGTATCGTTACTGGATCTATTGTAAATACACCTGTTTTACAAGCTAATTGGAATGGGGATAAGCTGGATGGTACGGGACCTTCAGGACTTACACTTGATCTAACTAAAGCTCAAATCCTTTGGATGGATCTTGAGTGGTTAGGAGTAGGATCAGTTAGAATGGGTTTTGTGATTAACGGACAGTTTATTCTATGTCATACATTTAATCATGCTAACATTATAGCTTCTACATATATAACAACCGCTTCATTACCATTACGTTATGAGATATTTAATGAAGCTGGTACAAGCGGAGCATCTACACTTAAGCAAATTTGTTCTACTGTAATATCAGAAGGTGGATATGAACTTAGAGGTAAACAACAGTCTGTTGGCACATCTATCACCGCACCACGAAACTTTACTGTAGCAGGAACATACTATCCGGTTGTAGGTATAAGACTTAAAACTACAAGACTGGATGCTATTGTAATAGCAACAGCTATTTCTCTTATAGGACTTGGTAATGGAAAGAACTATCAGTGGAGAGTAATGAATGGTGATGTAGCAATCTCAGGAGGAACTTGGTTCAGTGCTGGGGCTGATTCTGCTGTAGAATACAATACTACAGGAACAGGCGCTACTGGTGGTAGAATTTTAGCTAGTGGGTTTGTAAACTCTTCTAATCAAGGATCACCTAGTATAAACATTCTTAAAGAAGCTCTTTTTTCCAATCAGCTTGAGAGAAATGCACTAGCAGGTATTCCTTATGAGTTTGTAGTGGAAATGGCTATAGACGCAGTGGGGGGACTTTCAGGTGCATATGCTTC